TCCGTAACGCCCCCATTGCCGATGCACAGGTTGTGATCTAGTAAACACGAGGGTGAGTTACAACTATAGTCAGGATATCGAGTCAATGGTCGGGGATTGCCAATGCTGACCGATTAACAACAGGACATCCGTGCTTTGTCGTTCGACTGCCTGTTGCCCTGTTGTTCATCGATTCAGCATTAGGCAACACCGCAATCCATTGACCGATATGAGACAATTGGGATACTACTCACCCTCCTTCTTTCGATACTGCAGAGGCCCTACGATTCGAAAGGGTTGGATGTGCTTAATGCAAGGGATTTACACTGAGAAAGAGGGTAATAGGGTGTGTTTGAATTGTTAAGTAAGAATGAGATGTGCTTAACAATGGATAAGTGGTTGATGGGTAGAGGGTTGCATTTGTTAGGTTGTTGACTATGGATAGTGGGATTAAACCACTCCTACATCCATAGGCCCATTTTTGCATGAATGTGCAGTGGTTCACGGCACCATTTTGCTGATGTCGGTAAAATGGGCTGGTCGCTTGTGTGGGCCGTGGAGCCCGGGGGATTAGTGGGCCAGGGGTTCGATGGTTCAAGGATGCCGTTGAGGGGGGGGGCATGGGGGAACTTGGGATCCAAAGCAACAGGGGGGACCCAACCCCCGCACAAAAAATCCTTATTTTCCAAGATATAGTGCTCAAATGGACACTAGTTACCACATACCAGAAAAATACGTAAATCCAGGCTACGGAAAAAGCGTGCTCAAGTGTTCAGTATACTAACGGAAAAAAGGGAAGGTAATGGAAAAAAATGTAGCACTCGACCCGCTTTGTAAGTTCCTACCATTTAACGGTTTCTGAGTTTGTGTGCCTGGGGCCGCTACAAATTCAGGGTTGTGGCTACACTGTAAGTATATAAGAATATCAACGACTTACGTAATTTATGGTCAATGTAGCGTAGCATAGAGACCTGGACCTTTTCTTTTTTCTCTTTTTTTCAAAGTCCGAATGCTACGCTACATTGGCTACAAATTACGTAAACCCTTGATAATACTATAACGTAAGTTGTAGCGCTCTCCGCTACAAAACCTTGATTTCACCGCTACAAGTGCTACATCCCAAAGAATTGTTAGAAAGGGACTGGTTGGAGCATAGGTCTTGACAGGCAGGAGGGGATTGTTAAGAAGTTGAACATGCCCAAAAGAGACCCAAATACTGATGGCCGGACCACTTCTAATGGTTGTATGCCGAAACAAGCTGCTATACAGCGCGAAAGGAAGAGGCAAAGACAACGAAAGAAGATTACTAAAACAGAAGCTAAATTAAAACAAGTGGAACGGGAGCTGACCAAAACGGAAAAGAAACTGGTTGTTAAGCAACAGATGCTGGAATTGGCGTCCACTGCTCCCTCTCCGGCCCAGATGAGGAAGTTGATATGGGCCACGTTTGAGGAACTGGAGTTCAACCCTGTGACGGCGCTTATTGAGGCATTCAATGAGATTGAGGACCCGAAAGAAAAGGCCCAGGTTGCCGAGAAGTTGGCTAAGATGGTTATAGCGAACCCGAAATCTGTGGATATTGAGGCCGAGATCAAAGGGGGACTTACAATCTCTCTAGCTGATTTCTCCAAGGTCACCCAGAAACAACTCAGACAGCAAACCCCCAACCCAATCGACCAAGCGATTGATGTCACCCCCGACGAAGACACCCTGGATCCCGAATACGCCGAGTTCGTCAGTGAGGAGGAGCAGCACGCAGCAAAGTTACAAGGATGAATATCCAAGTTCCCGCCCAGGGGTGGATCCCCCGTCCCTATCAGCTTCCGTTCGTGAAGTATATGGCCCAAGACGAGTATCATTTACGGGCCGTGGTTGCATGGCACCGACGGGCCGGGAAGGACCTGACGAGTATAAACATCATGGCGATCAAAGCCCTGCAACGGAAGGGGCTTTATCTTTACATCGGCCCATTCAATAACCAGATCCGTCGGATTATTTGGCAGGGGCAGGATAAGGATGGCCGGAAATTCATTGATTTCATCCCACGGGAACTGGTTTCACGTAAATCCGAGCAGGAAATGTCCCTGACTTTATCCAATGGGAGTGTTATTCAGCTGCTTGGGGCCGATAATCCTGATAAACTGGTGGGCATCAATCCCCTGGGGATCGTTTTTTCCGAGTATTCCCTGGCCGACCCCGTTGCATGGGAGCTTACCCGCCCAATTTTGGCGGAAAACGGCGGCTGGGCGTTGTTCAACGGCACTCCACGGGGCCAGAATCACTTTTACACACTGCTTAAGGAGGCCGAAGCGGACAAAGACTGGTTCGCCAGCCACCTCCCGGTCACGAAGACCAGAGCGATCCCCGCCGAAACGCTTCGGAAGGAGCGGGGGAAGATGTCGGAGGCTCGTTTCCAGTCGGAGTACATGTGCTCGTTCAACACTCCTGTCGAAGGGGCCTATTATGGAGGGATTATCACGAAGCTTTACCAGAAGGAACAGATTTTGCAGCGGCTCCCACCGGAACCCAGTCTTTCTGTGCATACGGCATGGGACCTTGGGATGGATGACGCCACCAGTATTTGGTTTTTCCAGCAGCATCGGCATGAGACCCGGATTATCAATTATTTTGAGAACTCAGGGGAAGGACTGGCCTTTTATGCCCGGGAATTGGATCGCTGGGCCTCCTTGAATGACGTTTCTTACGGGAAGCACTACTTTCCCCACGATGTGAAAGTCCGAGAACTCGGCAGCGGCCGCTCACGGTTGGAGACCCTGAGATCCCTCGGAATCAAAGCGATTCCCGTGAAAAAACTTGCTAAGGGGGACCAGATTGAAGCCGTTCGGAATGTTCTGCCCAGATGCTGGTTCGACAGCACCACCTGTCACCTTGGGATCAAGCACTTGAAGGAGTATCGGAAAGAGTGGGATGAAATGAAGCAGGTTTTCAAGAAGACACCCGTTCACGACCAGTCCTCCCACGGAGCGGACGCTATGGCTACCCTGGCCGTCGGGATCCGGGAACACACGAAACACACTGCAGAGCAGCGCAAAGAGTTGACGGAATACAAAACAAAGGAGATCGACTGGTAACCTAATCATGGCAATAAATGACCCAATCCCCCCACAACCAACGGAACTGACCCCCCTGGACCGTGCGGTGATTCTCTACCACACGATGGGTGAAGATTTCATTTCTATTCTGGACCAATATATTTCCAGTTTCCCTCATTCCAAGCGATATACTTTCTTTGGCCCTGGCTACATCTTACTGGGGCACGAAGAAACCAGAGAGAACCCCCACGTTGAGGACTCTCCCGCCATCAGTCCTTATTGGTATGTGACCTATGCCAGCGGGAATCTTCCGAAACTTATACAGTTAATGCCCTACGAGCTTGACAGGGTTGGTTTCGCACGATACGCAAAGTATCCAGAGCGGGGCATTTGCTTTGTTCTAACGAAAACTCTTAATCGATTATACCATGGGATCCAAACCAAAAGCACCTCCGCCCCCACCTCCTCCTCCGCCTCCACCCCCTCCTCCGGCACCAATAGCTAAGCGCCCCATCCAGCAGGCGAAGGTCCCGGCAAAGACGGTCAATCCAACCAATCAGCAGCGGAAGGCCTCACAATCCCAGGTGGGATATGTCGGGGCTCCGCAGGACAAGAAGAAACTCGGTAGTGGAGTCTAATTTATGAAATCTCCCGAACTCGTCAGACTCCAGGACCGATACGAACATGTGAAAATGATTCGTAGCGGCCATGATTCCATGCTCAACGACGCACAGCAGTTCGTGAGCCCGGGGATGATTGGCGGGTTCTCCAACACTAACTCCAGTTTCAGCAGCAATCGGGAGGAGGATACGAGCAAAAAGCTTTACGATCACACGGCGGTATGGGCGAATATGATGTTTGCCAACGGTTTGTCCAGCTACCTGATTCCGAAATCCGACCGTTGGGCTTACCTGAAACCTCAGGACACCCCCTCCGCCTTGTTGGAGGATGATGAGCTTTTGTTTTTGGAGAAACTCAGCGACAAGGTTCAGCATCTTTACAGCCTTCCGCAGTCCCAGTTCTACCCGACGGGCCATGAGACTTTCCAGTCCATCGGTTCCTTCGGGAACGGGGTTGTTTATGTGAATCGGGACAAGCCTGTAATTACGTTCAAATCCTGCCCATTGGCCGACTCTTTCTTCGACATCAACGAAGAAGTGTTCGTGGACACCATGTTCTACCGTCGGTTCATGAGTCCGAAGGCGTTGTTTCAGATGTTCCCCAAGGTGGTGAACAACAGGGCTTTCGATATAGATGCGAAGACAGCGAAGCACGAGATTGTTTACACGGTTGAGCCGAACGATGATCCACGTTCCCGTAAGGGTGGGCGCATTGGACCCGAGCGACCTTACAAGGTGACCTACTGGTCCCCTGATCTTGAAGCAGTTTTTCAGCAGACCCAAAAAGCCTACTTCCCCTTCATGGTTCCACGGTGGTTGGTCATGGCCGGGGAAGTCCTGGGGCGTGGTCCTGCTACGACCTGTATGGCTCAGATCCGTGTCATCAACAAGATGGTGAAGGAGTTGCTTCTGAGTGCCGAACAGGCCAACCGACCTCCGCTTGTGGCGGAAGAGGGCTCCATCCTCTTACCGATCACGGCGGGGAATGGTCAGATACTTTACCACGAAATGGGGACCAGCCCACCCCAACCATTGGTCAGCGGCTCCCAGCCGAACCTGACTCAGGAGATGCTCCGTGACTACCGTGAGCAGATCACGAAGGCTTTCTTTGTTGACCAGATTATTCGGGAGCAGAAGAAGGAACGCCAATCAATTCTGGAGGTTCAGGATGAACGCGGCCAGATGCTCCAACAACTCGGACCCCTCCTTGCTCGCATGGAGAATGAATACCTGAGCCCCTGTATCGAGCAGACGGTGGAGTTCCTCCAGGATCGCAGGGACCCTGTGTTCGACGAAATGCCGACGTCTCTCAATGGTCGGCCTCTTGAAATTATTTACACATCCCCCGCAGCCCATGCCCAATATGCGTCGGGTATCTCCAATATAGCTGGCTTTATGCAGGATATTACTCCGATTGCCCAGCAGGACCCGACGGTTCTGGAAAACCTAGACATGAACGAGTTGTTCGAAGCATACGGTCGTATGCGGAACATTCCGCGACGTGTCGTCAAGACCAAGGAAGCCATGAACCAGGCACGTGAAGCACGCGCTCAGGCTGAAGAACAACAGATGGCGATGCAAGCCGCTCCCGAGATGGCAGGGGCTATGAAGGACATCGCTTCCGCCCGAGCCACTGACCCAGAAGGAATGGGCCAACTTTTGACACTGTAAATGAATAACCCAATAACCCACCTGACAGCCCTCCGCAGACGACAGCAGTTCAAGGAGGACCTCGAATTGATCCTTGAAACACCTCATGGAAAGCGGTTTTTTGAGGCTTTTCTGCGGGACAGCAATGTTACGAGGCCTAAGTTCAACAAGGACCCGATGGAGACCGCTTTCAACGAAGGTAAACGCCATTTGGCCATGAGCTATCTCAATCTACTCGGTCAAGACGACCACTATAACCTAATCCACATACTAGAACAAGAGACCAAGAACCATGAGTGACGAAAACGAAGAAGAAGCCCTTTCGGGGGGTATAGGTGGCGGTGCAACTGCCGCCGACGAAGCAATCACGGAAACCCAGGCCCTGGACTTCTCATCTGAGGACATCTACGGCCAGTTCCGAGCCAGTCTTCCCGAGGACCTTCGGGAGAAAGACTTGTTCAAGAATACGAAGAGCCTTCAATCCCTGGCTGAACAGGCTGTAAATGCACAGTCGGCTCTCGGCAAGAAGCGCCTCCCTGTTCCGCAGGAGGATTGGAAGGATGCAGACTGGGATGACTTCTATACCCAGCTTCGCCCAGAAACCACGGACGGTTACACTACACAGGAGAAATTGTCCCTGACGGTTGAGGACGGCGGCGACGCGAAGGAATACACTTTCGACGAAGCCACCTCAACCAAGCTGAAAGAAGTTGCTCATGGTCTTGGTCTCACGGATCGACAGTTCCAGGGGCTCCAGAAAGTATGGGCGGAGAATGCGCTTCAGTCCGAAGGTATGCTGGACACCCAGATCAGTCAGCACGTTCAAACCCTGACCAATGAACTCCGCAAGGACTGGGGTAATGACTTCAACATTAACCACCGCTCGGCCAATGAAGCCTACGCTGCATTGAGTTCGGAAATACCCGAACTGGAGGAGCTGATGAACTGGAGCCCAATCGTCGCGAACCATCCTGCGGTGATGAAATTGTTCCACCGCCTTGCTCCCTTGGTCAAGGACATCGGGGCTCCCAGTGGTTCCCATACCCTTGGCGGAAGCGAGACTGTCGCAGGGCTTAAGGCTCAGATCAGGGACTTTGATACCGAGCACAACGAACTTCTCTTTGTTACCGGTGACAAATTGGCCGCCCTTTCCCCTGCTGATAAAAGTAAGCGCGAAAGATTGCTTGCCAAGCGCACAGAGTTGTATCAAAAGTTATACCCAACAGATTAATCTGTTGTGTTGGTTTTCACCTCCCCGAGAAATCGGGGAGGTTTTTTTTGTATCCTCTTGACAAACTTACCTTCAAGCTCTAGGGATCAGTTATTGGGCAGCTCTTCGGAGTCCATGGACAGCTTCAGAAAGCCGATGACCTCGTAAGGTCGAGCGTAGTCCGAAAGGGTAGCTAAGCGAAACAAACGTGGCACCGCCGCATATCGTTAATCTATATCTTTTAATAAAATGCCTGCAAATTCTGTATATAATGGCCAAGGGGCTTCGGCTATCGAAGAAGCCTACGTTCGGCAGTTCCAGGAAGGCTTTGAACAAGCCTACCAACAGGATCAGTCGATCCTCGATCCACTTGTGGATCGTGATACTCAAAAATCCGAGTACAAGAGTTGGCAGCGTATCGGTGAAGCTGAGGAGATGACAGAGGATACCACCCGCTATGGGGACAACCCTGTGTCTG